GAGTAACTACAACAACAAAGACAATAACAGCAATGAATGTAACAACTACAGTCTCTGCCTTTGGGGTGGGGTTCTCCCTTCCCTTGCCTTCTGCCTTCTTCTCCTTCTAGAACCTCACGACCACCGGGTACACCTTGTAAAAACAGTCACATATATATAGATACCCTTGCCAAACTTTTTCTTTCTAAAAGGCCTTTAGTATTGACAGGCACGAGTAATATGGTAGTAATATCGTTAGTAATACTCGAAGATCCTTAACATTTTGATGTTTTAGGCATGGTATTACTAGTAATACCGAGTAATATTACTAGTAATATTACTAATCTCCTCTCCCCCTAAGGGGGGAGATTAGTAATATTGATAAGTAATACTCAGGGGATAGGATTGTTAAGGGAAGGGGATTATTTATGAAAGAGAGAGATGCTTTAGTTTCTGGTCGTAACAATGCTCAGAGGAAGGAGGATGCTGCGAGGCGTAAGGAGATCTTCCTGGCTGCTTATGAGGAGTGGGGCACTATACGCAAGGCTTGTGAGATAACCGGCATATCGAGGAATGGTTATGGGAACTGGCAGAAGGGTGATCCTGAGTTTGTTAGGCGGATGGATTTGATGAGGCAGTCTTTTGCTGAGTCATTGGAGGGGTTGGCCCTTGACCGGGTGAGGAATCCTGACAAGAACCGCGGGAGTGATGTGTTGCTTATTGGGTTATTGAACGCTAACATGCCTCAGAAGTACAGGCCGCAGTTTGCCATGAGTGAGGATTCGGCGAAGGAGCTGATCACGGAGTGGCGCAAGGCGTCTAAAGAGGTTAGTAAGGACCGTGGGGAAGGCACTGACGAGGAGAAGCTTCCTGTGACGGTCGAGCAGACGTTATCGGAAATACTGGAGAAGAGGGGAAGTGCCTCTAAGGAGAAGGGTGATGACGACGGAAGTTCTTGACCGGGATGAGTGCGAGTGTGGGAAAGAGCAGTGTGATTGTGACTGCGGGTGCCAGTGTGACGAGGAATGACCACCACAACTAAGGGACCGGACTTACGTGACTACCTTTTTCAGAAGGTTGGTTTCGCTCCTACGGAAGAGCAGAAGGAAATTCTCAACTCTCCCTATAGGTTCAACCTTGTCGCAGGCGGTGAGCAGGCAGGAAAGTCTCTCATCGCATCGAAATATCTCCTTGGACGGTTCGCGGAAACAGAAGAGCGAGGGCTATACTGGCTCGTTGCAGCGGACTATGAGAGGACGAGGGCAGAGTTCGAGTACCTGCTCCAGGACTTCTCGGCACTAGGGATCCTCAAGGAAGCATCGAAAAGGGTCGATCCAGGCCATCTCACTCTTGCTGATGGCACACGAATTGAAACGAAGAGCGCAAAAGACCCGAGGACACTCGCAATGCGGGCACCCAACGGGATACTCGGATGCGAAGCATCACAGCTCGACATAGAAACATTTTTTAGATTAAGGGGCAGATGCGCCCCGAAACGTGGATGGATGTTCCTTGCAGGGACATTTGAGGGGTCACTGGGTTGGTGCCCCCAGATGTTCACAGCATGGGCATCAGGCGCGGAGAAGGATGCAAGGGCATACTCCCTGCCAAGCTATACGAATATACACCTGTATCCCGGCGGGTCAGACGACCCGGAAATACTACGATTAAAAGAAGCATCGAGTGACGACTTCTTCATGGAACGCATTGAGGGCAAGCCCTCGCCCCCCAAGGGGCTCGTGTTCCCGGAGTTCAGGCCCGATGCACATATAAGTGAGGTTGAATATGAACCAGGTGAGCCGGTACATATCTGGATGGATCCGGGCTATGCAGGAGCTTATGCCGTGGAAGTCATCCAGGTCATCGGAGAACAGATCAGAGTTATCGACGAGATCTACGAACAGGGACTCGTCACAGACGATATCATCGACGTCGCCCAGTCAAGGGAATGGTGGCCCGACGCAAAGTTCGGAGTCATCGACATCGCAGGAACACAGCATCAGGCAATGGCAGCCCCCGCAGAACTATGGCTTTCAAAAACCGGGCTTTACCTATCGTCGCAAAAAATCAAGATCAACGAAGGGACGGAAAGGCTCAAGGGGTGGCTCAAGATAGATCCCAAGACTCACGCATCCCGTATCGTCTTCAGCCCGAAATGCAAGGGGATACTGTCCGAGTTCGGCTCGGCACCCAATCCGTTCGACGGGCAGACAAAGGCATACAGGTGGAAAACAGACAGGGAAGGCAACATAGTTGGCGAAATCCCTGAAGACAAGTATAATCACGGCGTTAAAGCTGTGGTCTACGGCCTCATAGACAGATTCGGGTACGGCTACGTCGAAGGACGGGAACGTATCCGCGTGAAAAGGTGGGCATAGATGGCACGAAGAAAACCTGAAGATATCGTTGCGTTGGTGGAAGGGCATTACGATGCCACCGAACCACTCAGGCAGAGGATGCAGGACGACCACGCCCTGTACCGGCTTGAGCCGTATGACGCAGGGGAAGGCTACCAGTCCTATACCTCCAATGACCCGCAGACATATGCGGAAAAGGTCATAGGATGGATATCAGGCGCAGAGATGACTGTCCGCATCCCCCATGACGGGGCAGATGCGGAACTCAGGGAAAAGAACGATCTCAAGGAACGGTTTCTCATAGGTGTTCTGGCAGCAGCCGATGAACGGCTCTGCCGCCTCATGCTCCCTACCATTCGCGACCAGATAGGATGGTACTCCACGATACGGGGATGGTACGCAGGCAGGGCTCTCCTCGCCAAGCGCGATGACGGCACTACCTACGTGGACATAACCCCCTGGGATCCGCTCCACACATACTGGGGCATGGGACCTGACGGCCTTGACTGGATATGCTACAGGGTGCCAAAGACTAAGGATCAGATATTCTCGCAGTACAATATCAAGGTTGACTGGGAAACGCCGAATTATGTGGATGGGATAGACGTCTACGACTTCTATGACAAAGAGATGAACACTATTCTCATCCACAACGGCTCCTCAACAACCCCGCTGACACGAGTTATAAAGAAACAGACGAAACACGGTGCCGACCAGGTGCCGGCTTTCTTAGGCCCCGTCGGGGCTAACCCTTATATCGTGTCACTTTCACAGTCCACGATGCAGGACACTATCGCCGATGTAGGCGAACCGGTGTTCCGCTCAACACGGGACCTATATCCGAAACATAACCTGATGATGAGCACCATGCTGGAACTGACCGCACGGTCACGGCGGCAGGGACTCATTGTCCGGTCCCGTGACGGGATGAAGACACTCGATGAAGACCCCTACTTAGAGGGTTCCGAGATCTCACTCGCCCAGAATGAGAACGTCGAACCACTCGGACTCCTGGAGATGGCAAAAGAGACAGGGGCATTTATGAGCCTTGTATCAGGAGAGATGCAGCGCGGCTCTGTGCCGCACTCCGTCTACGGAGAACTGCCGTTCCAGCTATCAGGTTTTGCAATCAATACACTCCGACAGGGCGTGGAGAACGTCATCAACAAGTATCTCCGTGCAGCGGAGAAGGCGTACCAGATGATATTCAACCTGATAGCAGACCAGTACGCCGAGGGCTCCTTTAAGTCAATGGAAGTATCAGGCATGGACAGGAACCGGACATACTTCACTGAAGAGATAAGCCCGGATATGCTGAAAAACACAGGATCTCCTGTCGTTAACCTGATCGGACAACTGCCGCAGGACGACATGACACGGTTCTCAATGGCACAGATCGCAAGAGAAGGCCCGACACCGCTACTGTCTGACAGGGCAATACGTGACCGCATCCTTGCAATACAGGATGCAGATCAGATGGATGACTCCATCAAGGAACAGCTCGCAGAGCAGATGCTGCCTGAAGCAGCACTCTGGAGCCTACTCCTTGCCGCAGAACGGCAGGGAAGAGACGATCTCGTTGAGTTCTATACCAGTGAGCTGATGATGATCCTGATGAAGAAACGGCAGGAAGCCGAGGCCCTGACCGCAGGACCACCTCCACCTCCGCTAGGTATGCCCGGCCCTCTAGGACCTCCGCCTATGGGCCCTCCGCCTATGGGACCTCCACCCGGAGGCCCCCCGACTATGAACCCGGCAGTGATGCCTGAAGCTATGATGGGTGTTCCACCGCCAATGCCGACACCGCCACAGGGGCCGGCAGTACCGCCTG